ATGAGATTAGCTGAAAAACTGAAAGAAAAGCGTACCACACCTTATAAGGAAGTGGCCGAAAAATTTGGTGTAACCGCACAATATGTGGGGAAAATAGCCCGCGGACAAAGAGTTCCGAAGCGGAACAGCGGGAAAGCGATGAAGGTGCTTTGCGAACTTGAAAAGATGTGCAACGAAGCGAATAAAAACTGAAAGTATGAAAACAGCAAGAAGAATAGAAGTAATTGCAGCGGTAGTCGGAATGATTACCGGGATTGCACTGGTAGATGGTGAACCAACACGCAGGGAGATGATAGGCGGTGCGGTATTGATATTTGTAGTGGTGGCCAATTTGCTGGTTAATGTCTATAAAGATGAGTTCAAAGAAAAAAATGCTTAGAAACCATATTCGGAGGGATAAATTATGGAATCAAGATTTAACGGTCATAAAGCAAACCTGCGTGCTTATCTGCGGAAAAGAGGTGCAGAGATAGACGTGAAAAACAAAACGGTGAAAGTTGATATGGAAGCGTTGAATAAGAAAGAGCAGGAGAAACTGAAAGAATTAGAACGGTGGGGATATAAGGTGAATGAGCAGCAAACTTATTTTTCTACTCATTCCCCCCTTTGGAATTATGAAATACTTGAGACAGAAGATAATTCATTTATCGCATTTGCTGATGAGATAATGGCAATGTATTATTAAGAGAATAGTTAGGGTTAGTTTTTTTGAGAGGTCGCTACAACTGAGTAGCATGGCTCTTTCGGTTTGGGAAAATAGAAAGAGATTCCTTTTAAACGTAGATACGTTTCGGCTCGGAGTTAGACCGGGAAAGGAGCTAATAATAAGATAAATCATTATGCCGCAGTATAGGAACATACCATTTAATAGTACTTGTTATTCGGAGGTGGCGACCCCCGGAGAACAGGTGCTTTGTGTGTCGGTTCCTGAACTTATAGAAAGTGGAGTATCTGAAAGCTATTTGAAACGGGCTTTATCAGGCCAACGAACTGGCGAAATGTTTTGTTGGCCACACCATAAAGAAGGGCGCGAAGTATTTGTGCATTTTGACGGAATGGCGGCGAAGTACAGGGAGCTGGTGAAGAGGGTGATTTGTAGAGGGGTTGACGCTGCTTTGTGGGTGGAAAACCGGGCGGCGGAGGAATTGAACCGGAAACTGGAGGGGGTGAAGAAGGAATTGAGGATGATGGTGGAGGTGAGCGCAGGGGATTTGACGCGGTTGAGTGATATGCAACTATTTGTTCCGACGGATGTGCAACGGATTGCACGGGCGGCAGGATGGCTGAGACTTTGGAGGCGGATGGACGTGAAGACGGCACGGAAGTACGGGTTTGCATCGGTGAAGGAAGTGCAGGCAGAGATGTTTAAACAGTGTTTAAATGAGCAGATACAGGGGTTTGTGAAGTTCCCGAAGGCGATAAATAGTGAACGGGTGCTGGACAGGAAGGCGCGGGAATATGCCGCGGACGGGCTGGACTGTCTGGTGGGCGGGTACTTCGGGAATGTGAACCGTGAGAAGATGAACGGGCGGACGCATGCGATATTGATGCAATTGGCCGGAGACCCGGTGAAGTATAGTTTTGAGGATATAGGACTGATATATAATGAACAGGCGCCGGGGCTGGGACTTCCGAAGATGACGGTGTCGGCGATTAAACAGCATTTAAACATGTCGAAGCATAAGAAGGTGTGGTATTATATGAGGCATGGGAAACTGGTGGGCGATGCGGATATGCAGCCGATGATTGACCGTAAACCGGTGAGCAAGCCGGATATGCTTTGGTCTCTGGATGGTACAACAATGCAGTTGTACTATAAAAAGGCGGTGAAGGACAGTAAGGGAAGAGAGAAGTGGAAAGTAATGAGCGATTTGTATGCGTACTTCGTGACGGATGCGTGTACGAGCGCGATTATAGGATATAGCGTGGCTTTCAGTGAAAGCAGCGGGATGGTGATAGAGGCTTTGCAGAACACGGTGGATAAGTGGGGGTATAAGCCTTATCAAATGAATTATGATAACAGTTCGGCGAATATATCGGCAACAGTGAATGGGCTGATAAATAATATGAGCCATGTAAACTTTCCTTGTACCCCCTACTCCGGACGGAGTAAGAGCGTGGAGCTTGTAATTGGGCATTTCCAACAAAGGGAACTGAGGAAGCTGAAGAACTTTAAGGGGGGAAACGTGACGGTGAAGAGTCCGAATAGCGTGGCGAACCCGGAACTGCTGAAGGAACTGGCTAAAGATTTGGCGTTTACGGATAAACTGCCAACGGAGGAACAGGTACTGGTGGAATTTGCCCAGGCTGTAGAGGCTTGGAACGGTCGCGGTGAGGCGCGTGATGCTTACGGTGCGTTTATCGGGAAATCGAAGATTGAACGGTATGCGGAAGAACGTGAGGGACGGGTGAAGATGAATTATTTTGAAAAGCTGAGCCTGTTCATGGTGGAACTGAAGAACCAACAGCATCCGTTCGGTGAATATGAGTACAGGCAGAAGGGTATTGAGGTGGCTATACGCGGAGCGAAGATGAAGTTTATTGTGCCGGATAATGCAAGCAGTGCGATGGACTTTGAATTCAGCCGGGAACATTTGGGGCATACATTCAAGGTGTTTGTAAACCTGCGGGCGGACAGGCCGGAATGGGTGGAACTGCGTGACCGGAACGGGAAGAAGGTGGCGGATGCGTACGAAAAGGAAAAGCTGGCGGCTTGTGTGGCTGACATGAAGAATAAGCCCGGAGAAATGAGTAAGATTCAATTGTTCAACATCATGCAGAAGCATTGTTACGAGGATGCGAAGACGGAGATGGAAAGACAGCGGGAGATTGCAGAACAGACAGGTTTCCGGGCTACGGGAACGGATGGGTTCGGTTTTGGCTGGTGGGATACTCCGAAAACGGTGGTAAATGCACAAAACAATGCTGTGGAGGACAGACGAAACGGGATTGTGGAGAAAAGCCGGGAAGAGACGGAGATGGAGGCTTTACTGAATAGCTGACGAATGTTTAAACAGTGTTTAAGTTGTTGATTTTAAATATATATAAAGATGGAAATAACTAATAGGATTAAAGACAAAGTGACGGATTGCCTATTCTTTGAATTGAAAGAAAGAAGGGTGTCACAGGCGGAGTTTGCAAGAATCATCGCTTTGCGCCACGGGATTAAGTTTGATAAATCGGTGTTGTCTCAGATTAAGTATGAGAAAGAAAGGAATTATTCGGTAATAAAGGACACGTCGTGGCTGGTGCTGGCGAGACATTATCGCTGCATGGAGGATAATGCGTGGGAGACGGTGGACACGAAGGCTTTTATTACGGTGCAGACGCATTTGGAGAAATGCCAGGAGTACGGGATATGGCAGGTGCTTTGTGACCGTGCAGGCATTGGGAAGAGTTATGCCGCGAAAGAGTATGCGTACGAACATGGTAATGTGATCTATGTGGATTGTTCGGACTATCCGGGAAAGGGTGACTTTGTGCGGTATCTGGCGGGACAATTCGGGTTGCAGAATACGGGAGGCATAGACAAGCTGTGGCGGGACGTTACGAATGAATTGCTGTTGCTGTATAAGCCGTTGCTGATACTGGATGAGTTCGGGGATTGCGCGGAGGCGGTGATAACGCTGATGAAGGGGTTGTATAACAAGGCGAATCTGGGGAGTCAGATGGCATTGGGGTGCTACTTTATCGGAGCAGATAACCTGCAAAAGAGGCTTGTAGATGGAAGAAGGGTAAGCAAAAGGAGCTATGCGGAGTTCTGGAGCCGTTTTAACGGGCGAATTACGACGCTAAACTACGGTAAGAAGCAGGATGCTTTCGGGAATGAGCTACGGAAAGAAATTGAGGCTATAGTGGATGCAAACCTGCCGGAAGAGTTGGCTGACAGGCGGGAGGATATTATTGAAAAGAGCTTTGTTACGAATGGTGTACGGGCTATCAGGAATGAGATTGTGATACAGAAGATGCTGCTGGAGAAGAGGCGGCAGATTGAACAGAATAAGGGAGGATGAATGTATGAGCAAGTTCGGACTTTTTTATGAGTTGCTGGGCAAGATGCCGGGGGCTACAAAGGAAGATGTTGTGTGCCAGTATTCGGGCGGGACGTCGCTGAGTGAATTGTATGAACGGGCGCCAAAGGTGTACAGGAAGATGATTGAGGACATGAAGCGGATGACGAAAAGTGAGGGGGAAGACGAACGGATGGACAGGTTGAGAAAACGGGTGATTGCGAGTGTGGCGGGGTACTTTGAAAAGGCGGGATTGTATGAGGGGACAACGCGGAGGGAACGGTTGCAGAAGATTATTGCTACGGCTTGCAGGGCGGCTGGGGTGGATGATTTGAATGATATGACGGAGGCACAGATGAAGCGGGTGTATAATGAGTTCCTACGGAGACAAAAAACGGCTTGCCGGGCTGAAAAAGCGTGCGAGGAGGCAAAGAGGGAAACGGGCAAGGTGATACGGAGGGGATGCCTGAGTGTGACAGTGCCGGAGTGATGCCATGAAATGACCGTGTAAGGGCGGAGCAACTATCCGGGGCGGTGCCGGAAATGGCTCTATTAAAAACGAGATAATATGGCAAAGGGATATAACAGACGAAATTTCCTGCTGAGGGTAAGGGATATACAGGATATTTACATGCAGCACCATACACGGGGATGCACGGATAAGTTCATTTATCAGAACCATATTTACCCGACGTATAAGATCGGGAGAACTACCTTTTATAACTATCTGGCAACGCCTGCGGTGAAGGAACTGAAGGAACTGGAGGAAAGGATGAGACTGGAACGGGAAGAACGGGCGAGACAGTTGAGTATGTTCAGGGAGGAAGAGAGTGATTCTTTTATTAAATAACATTTAAACAGTGAAGATTATGGCAAGAACGAAGAAAATGGTGGTAACGGGTGTTACACGGGAACAGGCAGAACAGGCTTTTGCCGAGTTTGCGGCAGCGGATGCAAAGGTGCAGAACCTGACGTCGAAGATGGATGGTGAGATGACACGTATCCGGGAAAAGTATGCGGAGCAACTGGCGGCACTTAATGCTGCCAAAGATAAGAGCTTTGAAGTGCTACAGGCTTTTGCAGTGGAGAACAGGGATGAGTTGTTCTGCAAAAAGAAGAGTGTGGAAAGTGCTCATGGAGTGTTTGGTTTCCGTACAGGTACGCCGAAGTTGAAAAACTTGAAGGACTTCACTTGGGCGGCAGTAACAAACCTATGTAAAGAACTTCTTCCATCATATATCCGCATATCGGAGGAACTGGCGAAGGATAAGCTGCTGGCTGATCGGGAACTGCCGAAAGTGGCGGAATATTTCCCAAAAATCGGAGTACAGGTGGTACAGGAAGAGACTTTCTATGTGGAGCCAAAAAAGGAAGGTGATGCAGTGGAACAGTGATATGAAAGAGATACACCGATGGTATCAGTATCGCCCACGCGGGCGGTGCTGGGCGGTGTATCTTGATGTTACTTACCGTCAGGGAGACAGCTTCCCGCCAAAAATATGGACACATGGAACAAAGGTTGGGGACTACCTGACGAAGGAAGAGGCACAGCGGGAGGTGTACAGGTTGAATGGTTGGACTTATAAAGAAAAGAAGGTATGAGTGAGAAACAGAGCGGGGTGCTGATAACGGCGCCTCAATTTGGAACGGGAAAAGAAACGGTGGGTTATTTCACCGGATATGCTTGTGGATATTGCAAGGGAAATGGGTATTATCTTGACCCGGATATTATTAATGAGCGGGTGAAGGTGCCTTGCCCTAAATGTGGAGGTACCGGGCAGGTGAAAGGAATTGTGACGGTGGAATGGGTGCCGGATGGGGAGGTGAAAAGTTACTTTAAGGAGGAATGAAACTATGCTATACCGTGAACCGAAAGACTTGATTATTCAGGTGGAAGATGATTATTTGTAATAGTCAGGACTTGTTCTGACAGTTGGTTTTCTTTCGGACAAGGTGGCGTAAAGTAAACTGTGTCATGCGCTGTTTTTCTTTCAAGCTCATCGGTCGGGGATCGGCCAGCGCCAAGGGGGTGCACCAGCACTCCCGACGAGCGTAAAATTACAACAACTTAAATCTATCTCCAAACTTTATCGCCAGTTGTTGGGCAATGGTGCCCCAATTAGCCAGTGGCATAGTCCATTTCTTGCGTATGTTGCGATAAGCGAGGTAGACAAGCTTCTCAAGGGCGGTGTCATTAGGGAACACGCCCTTGTTTTTTGTAACTTTCCGTATTTGACGGTGGTAGCCTTCAACGGTATTCGTCGTATAAATCATACGACGTATATCGGATGTGAACTGGAAGTATTCAGTGAGCTTTTCCCAGTTGTCCTGCCACGACTTGATGACGATAGGATATTTCTCTCCCCATTTCTGATCTAAATCAAGAAGCTCCGTTTCAGCAGCATCCTTGCTGACTGCACCGTAAACCCGTTTCAGATCTTTAAGAAACTCCTTCTGGTGTTTACTGCCGACATATTTGATGGAGTTACGTATCTGATGGACGATACAAAGTTGCACTATGGTATCAGGGAATACGCTTTGGATGGCATCCGGGAAGCCCTTCAGACCATCGACACAAGCTATGAGAATGTCGTGTACACCACGGTTCTGTAAATCGGTCAGCACATTCAACCAGAAGTTTGCCCCCTCATTCTTAGAGATGTACATCCCAAGCAAATCCTTACGACCGTCCTTATCTATAGCCAATACGTTGTAGATTGCACGGGTAATGGCACAGCCTCTCTCATCCATGACTTTATAATGAATGGCATCCATCCAAACTATCGGATAAATATAGTCCAGGCTACGCGAACGCCACGCTTTTATTTCCGGAAGTACCCGGTCAGTGATGGAACTGATTGTTTCGGCAGACACACGGTTACCAAGATTCTCTTCCATCCAGTCGCTTATTTCACGTGTACTATTACCAAGGGCATAAAGGCCGATTATGCGGTCAGCAACACCTTCCGCAAGAATGGTCTCCCGCTTCTTTATAAACTGAGGATCGAAGCTGGAATTACGATCACGGGGTGTAGAAACGGTCACCTCACCCATAGAAGTTTGCACCTGCTTCTGCATCTTGCCATTACGACGGTTGCCACTCATGCGTTCATCCTCGGAAAGATGGGCATCCATCTCACCTTCTAAGGCTGCATTTAAAATGCTCTCCAATAACGGGGCAAAAGCTCCGTCCTTACCCAACAAGGGCTTGCCAGCCTTGAGCTGCTCGATTGCCTTGTTCTTGATCCTTTCAAAATCAAATTCTTCACTCATAAAAAAACTGTGTTAGCAAAGTTAATACTTTTTTTGTTTGCTTTGCTGACACAGTTTAAATTACAGCCTCATAGTCTTCGATAGTGGAATTTCCAAATATATCCTTTTTGATAATCTGCTTGTGCCCTTTATTGTCTTCAATAATAGTATTGCCAAAGATATCTTTTTTGACAGTCTTCCTATTGCCATTATTGTCCTCAATAATCGTATTCCCTAAAATATCTTCTTTAATAGTTTTCTTATTACCATTATTGTTTTCAATAGTAATATTTCCTAAAATGTCTTTTTTGATTGTAATCTTATCACCATTATTACCTTCAATAATAATATTTCCCAGAATATCTTTTTTAATCGTAATCTTATTACCATTATCATCTTCAATAATCGTATTGCCTAAAATGTCTTTTTTGACTGTTTTCTTTTCTTGATTGACTATCGAATATTCGTAACTATCCTCGATAGAATTAACACTATAGCTCTTCGTTATATGGGGAGCTAAAACAGACTGAACTGTAAATAGGATAAATAGAATCTTTTTCAT